ATCACTATGGAAGTAACTGGCCTAGGAGTATTGACTGGTTCTGTTGCTCCATCAACTGGATACGCAGCTTAATCTTAACCAGATTATTCATAGTAAAAGGCTCCTCAAAAGGGAGCCTTTTCTTTTTTAGCAGACTTTCGCTAATAAATAACCTAGCTAGGATTAGCAAAAAAGAAATTACAAAAAAATAAAATTCACATGAAATCAGTTTTAAGCTACGAAGAGTATCTTTTCGAAAAGAAAACGAATCAAGATCTTGCTAAAGGCGCTCCAGCTAAAGGCAACCGAATTACAAAACAAGTTGATGATGAAATGTCTGCACTTCCAGCTGGAAAAGGCAAATCAATCACAAAAACTGTAAAACCTGAAATGGCTGATATGCCTAAAGGCCGTGGTTCTGCTTCGAATAAAATGGTGAAACCTGAAATGGCGGATATGCCTAAAGGCCGTGGAACTGCTTCCAAGAAAGAAGTTGATCCTAAGATCTCTAAGCTTGTTATCAAAGGTAAAGCTATCAACAAGAAAGTTGATCCAGCTATGGCAAAGATGCCTAAATAAATCAGTTAACTATGTCAAAATTTAAGTTTAGTGACGAGTTGGATCCAAAGGGTCCGTATGGCCCGCATGTACATAGAACATTTGAATCTTATGTAACTGAAGCAAATTCGCTTAAGGACCTAGTTGGAAAATCCGACGAGGAAGAATTGGATTTAGATGACGCTCGCGCAATCGGTAAGAAGATTTCAAAAATGAAAGGAGATGATCGCAAGAAATATGTTGGGATCGTTAACTTCATGGGAGCATCTTGTCGTATTTACAACGAAATTTGGGCTAACTATAAAACGGTTGATCCGGATAAGAAAAAAGCAAATCGTGGAAAAGAATTCCGCGGCGATAAAGAAATCGGCTAATAAATGATAGGAAACGGCGTAATTGCAGAGTCATATATAAGCTTTAATATTAAGTGGAGCAATCCTGGAAACGGCGGACAGCCTCATTGGGATCAAAATGCTCAAGATATTGAACTGCATACTACTGACATTTACCCAGACTTATTATTTACGAAAGCTTCGGCTCTTGCAACCTATTATAAGTACACAAGCGCCGATAAGTTAATTAACCTACTTAAGGAGATTAATGCGGTAATCGATTCTAAGCTCACAAAGAAAACAAATGAAACTCTAGCATTGCCGGCTGGCAACGATAAGAATTTACCAGCGGTTTTCCAAAAGCCTGGACTACCAGCTGTCATAGATAAAACTCAGGATGATCAGGATTCACCTGAACCTGAGGATGAGGTAACTAATGACGAGCCGATAAAGGATGAGCCTAAGGACTCAGAGAAGACTCCAGCATTTAATGGAAGCTATACAGTTCATGTGATTGCTGACCGAATGAGATTTATTGATGTTCAGGAAAAAGGCGGAAGCGGAGTAACTATTCAATATCGTGCAACCAATAATATAACGAAGATGGTCGGAGATGAAAATCTTGACAATTCTAGCAAGATTAAAGCAGTCGTTAAATTTGGAGGTATTATGGGAGATACAGTTGAATTTGGTTATTCAGATTTTACAATCGAAGGAGAAGGCGGCGGTGTTCAAAAGAATTTACTCGCTGAGGTTTTACCTTCAATTGAGTTATCATTTACTGTTGGCGAAAATTCAGTTGTTCCCAAAGGTCGAGACGAAGAAGACGAAGACTGGGTATTTAAAGCGCTTAAAGGCTTAAAAGGTTCTGGTGCAAAGGAACGCGAATTCACCGAAATTAAGAATGAGGTTAACAAAAAAGCTGAACCGACTTCAGTTGGTCCGCGATAAACTGCGAAACTCTCGAATAAATAAATTAAAAAAATAAGACAAGATGGCTGGTCTACCACATTTTAAAAACTCAACCGCAGGTCCAGGAAGATATGAACCGATTTACTTAAATCAGTTTGAAGTAATTATTACGCCTCCACCTGCTGTCTCTGCAAAAATTGGATTCAATAATAATCTAACGTTAGAACACGTTAAGACGGTTACTGGACTTCCAGAACTTCACGGTAACGCTGGTGGTGCTTTGCAAACTCAAAGATTCAAATTCTCTGAAAGAGCTTACGCTGCTGCTAAACCTACAACAACGTTAGCTAAATTCAAGATTGCATTTGAATTAAACTTAAATGATGATAACGATAATTACATCTATAACGCATTCCGTGCTTGGTCTAATTTGATCTATGATCCAATGACTGGTGCACAAGGATTGAAAAAAGATTACGCAGGCACTGTTGCTAGTCCGGCAGTAATTCAAGTAACTCAATTCAACCGTTCTGGTGTAATCTTTAGAGAGTTTGTTTTCTCTCCAGTTTTCCTAGATACTGAGAAATTCACAGAGCAAACTTTAAGTTATGCAGAAGATAAAATTGCCGATCTTACAATTGGATTCGTAGCTGATCGTTACGTTGAAACTCGTATTGGTCAATAAAAAATATTAAAGTAAGACATGGACATGTTTAACGTAAAACGTAGAGACAATCCTTCACTAGAAAGATGGACCAACACAAAGAAACCTGCGTTCGGTGGTCCTTCTGAAAAAGAAGATTTTGATAAATCAAAGAGAAAATCCCTAGATGGATATCAAAGAGTTGTTGAGCGCGATCCTAATGCTGAAGGTGGCCGATTCAATCCAAATTATGATTCTGCTTGGAAAGGATTTTCCAGCGATATCATTTATAAAACAGCAAAGAAAAAACCTTATACACAAATGTACGCTAAACCAACTATCGCAACAACTAATGCAGTTGAAGAAGGAAAAATCGCAAGATACCAAGAATTCGTAAATGAAAACTATGAGTTTAATGAAGCTGAAGAGCCTTTAGAAGACGATGAAAAAGTAGACCTTGGATACGAAGTAGACGAGGAGCAATTGGAAAAATTAATGGAAGAATTCGGAGACGATCTTCAAGATTTAATTGATGACATTTGCGAGAAGATGGAAATCGAAAAAGAAGAAGTTTGCGACCTATTATGTGCAGCAATTGAAAAAATGTGCAAAGAAGAGGAAGAAGGCGAAGAAGGTGAAGAAGAGAATACTGAAGAAGGAGCTTAATCTTTTAAAACTTATTTAATACAACAAAGGGACGTTTATCGTCCCTTTTTTATTGTTTTAATCTTTAGTTCTGTACAAAAGTCCTCCTCTAAATCAATGATGAGCGGTTCAAATTTAACCTCTTCATAGGCATTCGATAGAAAGTCAATTGTATTTAATACAGTATTCTTTGAAAGGCTTGAATTCACGTAGATGATTCGACTGTATTTACGGTTTCTAACATTAACTGCTTTATCAATTAGCTTCTTGATTTCATAATTGATCAAGAACGATTGAATCTTATTTGGTACAAGAATATCTTGTTCAAATTTCTCCCTAATTATTTTATTGACATTTAAAAGATAGTCAGATTTGCATTTTTTGTGCAGGACTTGAACGAATTGCTTTTGATCTTTAACGAAGACTATTTCAAGTACGCGATTTGTAGTATCAATCATTTTGGATGTTGATTTTTTTGACCTCTATGCCGGCTCTTCGTAAAAAGTCTAAGCCGTTAGTATCACGATACTCTTCCAAGTAAACGACACGTTTGATACCTGCCTGTAGAATTAATTTACTACAGTCGGTGCAAGGAGAGTATGTAATATAGAGGGTTGCGCCATCGCTACTTTGTGTTGATTTGGCAACTTTAGCTAATGCATTTGATTCGGCGTGTAAAACATACCATTTGGTTTTATATTCTTTAAATGAGCCATCTTCATTACAAATAGCCTCTTCACATTCATTTTCAAAACCAGAAGGGGTTCCATTGAATCCATCTGAAATGATTGTGTTATTCTTAACGATTAGGGCTCCAACTTTTTTACGAGTTGCATGAGATAGATCTGCCCAAACTTGGGCCATTTTAATGTAAGCTAGGTCTATTTTATGTTGTTTAGGAGTCATGACTATTTCTTTGAAACATTTGTATGAATCCATTTTAACATATCTGGACCATCTTGAAAAATTAGATACGGCTCATCGTTTGCAGACAGCGCATCCATTAGAATTAATAGGTTTCGGCTAGGGTCTCCATCGATATCAACTAGATCTGCAACAACATGAGGCAGAGCTTCAGGTTTAAATTCAGTTTCTAGCATTGCTGTGCCTAATTCATAGTGTCTATCGTAAACATGATATGAATTTGCAACATGCGTGTAGGAACCAAGCTCTAACTCTGGATAGAAATTCTTTAATTGAGAGTACATTTGCATCTGTAGAGAACAGAAGAAAGCTACATCGGTTGGAGTACCCCAAACTGCATCATTACTTCTCATGTAAACTGACATATAGAACTTATTGTTTCGGATATGGCAATTTGCGTACATCGTACAAACAAAATCCTTGTTTCCGTTGTATTGATGAGTTGGCATATTAAAATGCATTACTGACTGTCTTGTGTTTGAGTCGTTGATCAAGCTCTGCATTGCCCATTGATACTGAGACATGTTATGCTGATTTCTAACCTTAAAGATTAGGTTACCGTATGCTGAATTAGCTGAGCCATCTTCATTTTGAATTGATTCCCAGAACTTGGCCCAATTTGCAATAAATTTAACATCATTACGACCTGAGTAATACCACAAAAATTCAGCAGCAATATACTTCTTTTGGGAACCTCTCTTGTCATTTTGATATAGACATTGAGTTGGGTCTTCGACAACTAGAGCAACATCAAGCAACTCCTTGCTCACAGTGCCTCGGGCATTATTTTCAATACCTTCTTTGAAAAGATTGATTAGCGAGTCTCGATAACACTCGGCAAAAGTCTGGCCTTTAAATACTATCATAAATAAAATATACTAAAAAAACGTGAATAGTTTACAAGAACTTGATATCTGAGAAGTGGTCTGTGTTTTCAACCATTAACTTTGTGTCGAAAAACTCCTCAGGTAAAGGATCGTGGGAAATTACAAATACTGTCATGTTGTACTTTTTTGCAAAAGTTTTCAATAAGTCAACTACTCGATAGATTGATTCAACATCTAATGACGAGAATACTTCATCTAGAAATAATAGGTTAACTTTGTGATGTTTTAATTTTAAGAGCTCTAAAATACACAATAACACAATTAAATTCATCTTCTTTTGCTCTCCAGCAGATAAAGAGTCTGGTGAAATCTGCATGCCCAAGTGAGTAATTATTGGAGTAAATTCTAAATCAAATTCAAACGCAAACTTAAATTCAAGAAGCTTTGATGTCTTCAAGATTTTCTTATTTAACATTGGGATAATTTGACTCATTAGAACTCGCTTCATTCCATTATCTGATAGAATATCTTCCATCTCTTGTGAAATTGATAGTTGAGAACTTAATTTAGCTCTTTCTTCTGATAGTTTTAAAATCTCTGACTCAATGTTTGAAATTACTCCATTTATGTATTCGGTTCCGGATTTCTTATCAGCTGAACTTGAGTTATCATTTAGTTCAGATAGTTCTTTCTTTAGCGGCGCAAGAACTCCGTCTACTTGATAAAATTTATCTCTAGCAGAACTTTGTGCAGATTTTAGATCTTCAAGTAATTGATTGACCTCTGAAATTTGAGAGTTTGCGCCTGGAATCAAGTCAGCTTGCTCCTGTTTCTTGGCAATTAATTTATCCTTTATACCCAAATGAGCCGCGTCAGTCAGATCAGATAGACAGTGTGGACATTTATTCTTAGAATATAGGTCAAGTTTTTTCTGAATTTCAGAAATAGTTAATTGAATATTTGACTTCTTTTCTCTAGCGTCAGCAACCGCTGATTCTAATTTCTTTAACTCGGCTTGAAACCCTGTGTATTCAGATTTGTAAATCTCTTTTGTTTTATTTAGCTCAGCAATTTCGGTAGTTAATTCCAAAATCCTAGAATCTTTAGCTGAAGAAAGATCTTGTTTGAGATTCGTTAACTGATCTTGTGAATTTTGAAGCAGTGCCTCATTATTAAGAACAGTTGAGTCAATTGTTTGGATTGAAGCTCTTAATTCGCGAACTTCTTCCTTGGCAATTTTAGACATATCATTTACGATATCTAACCCGAAAATCTTATCAATAATTTGGCGTTTATCGTGTGGACTTAACTTAACAAAACTCTTGAAATCATTAACTGATAGACTGATTGTATTTGAGAATACGTTAAATGGAATCTTTGTGAGCTCTTCTTCGATAAAATCGTCTACTCGACGTTTATCGGGTAGATTATGCTCAGTTCCATTAATTAATAGTTTTGAAAAATTCGGCTCTAGTCCTCTTTCTATCTCAATCTTTTCTCCAGAACCAGTTAAAAATTCTACGTGGGTGTAGGCATTTTTATTGATTCGATTTGGAATCTCTTTTGTTTTACGGATCGAAGATTTACCATATAACGCAACAGTTAGAGCATCGGAAATTGAAGATTTACCGCTGCCGTTTTTACCCTGAACCAATACTAATTGAGGCTCTTCTGAGAATTTAAAGGTTTGTAATTTATTGCCATAAGAACAAATGTTCTTAAAAGAGAATTGAGTTATCTTCATTTAATATTATTTGGAGTAAGTTAGTTCACTGCCTTCTACTATGTATTGTACTGATCTAAATACACAAAGTTTACTGCTTGAATGATATTCTCTGACCATATTTGGAAAATCGCTTATGCTGTAAATTAAGCCGTTGCCTAATGGTAAGCCGTGGGTTTTTGCATTTAATAGAGAGTTTATGTTAACCTTAGATCTTAGAATTTGACTGTACTCGTCTTCACTAATTTGACCTAAGTTTAATCTTCTCTCTAATTCCATTTCACCAAGTTCTGCAAATACTTGATATTCTTTGTCAACTGCAGCCTCATCTATGATAATTTTGCTTGAAAGTTTAGAATCAGAATTAATCAATGAAATGATTGCTTTAGCGCTGCTTAATAGCACAGGACAAATTTCAATTATTGTGTTTTCGGGAATATCTATTGCTGCAATTGCTTTAAATTCCCGATTCATTTCAATAATTCGAACGTATTTACTAATGGACGGATTAGGCATAAGTATTGTCTTCTTTTACAGTTTGATGTATTTCAATGAATTTTCTGGCTAGGTCCGATTTAAAGTCTTGTGAATAGTCTCTTGACTTTACGTACATTTTAAAAATATCAGTTATATTAAAGCCCTCTTCTGGATTAAATTCAGAATTCATTTCAGCGTCAGCTTGAGTCTGATCAACATAGGTAAAGAATTCAATTTTACGATGAGGTATTGCTGAGATCTCTTCAAGAAAACGGGTTACTGAGAAACGATTTGCAAAATTAACATTGATCATTAGATCTACAAAATTATTTCGGAACTTTTGCTCAATTTCAGCATGAGTTAATTCCAAAACATTCATGATATCGAATTTTACAAAGGTTGGAGACTGCGTATTTTCAACGAAAACTTCCTTTAATTCAGGAGTATCGACTGTCAGCTGATAGAATCCTTTGACATTACCCATATCACCACGATCCATTTGATAAGGAGTTCCGGTATAGAGAACATTGCGACTCTCTTGACGATGGTGAATATGTCCTCCGTAAACTCTCTTATAAGTATCTAACGCGTCAATTTCAATACCGTGCTCAACGTGAGTCCACTTATTGAATTTTAGCCCTTTAATATCTGCATGACATACTATATACTGGCAAATATTACGGTGATCATTTACGACATTTGAAAGTCGAGAAACGTCTTCGATCCAAGGCAACATTAAGAAGTTATGGGAGCCGTTAATCGTTAAAATTTCTGGAGTTTCAAATACATGAATGTTCTCGGCTAAATAGTTCAAAGATTTTAGTGAGTGAACTTCATTTTTGTCTTTGTAATAAACGTCGTGGTTTCCGATAATGATGTAGACGCCTCTTTTAAATTTAGCAGATAGCTTCTTAAAGATATCGAAAGCTTCATTTTGAATTCTGACGTTGATTGATTCTCTTGAATGAAAGATATCTCCTTCCAATATTAGAATGTCGCGGTCTTCATCGAAATCTTGGTCAATTGTCTTAAATAAAAAATCGGTTAAAAAATCCTTTTGGATCTCTAACCATTCAACTGAGTTATTTCTGATTCCTAGGTGAAGATCTCCAACTAGGTTTATTTTTCTAATATTTGATAATTTCATTAATTAAAACATTTTAAGGTTTTTAGAAGGCTTATCTAGGAAGCCGTACTTCTTGTTTAATTCCAATAGGAGAATCTCCTTATGCTCGTAAGTTAGCATATCAAACAGTTTCTTGTATTCCATGCAGGTCAACGAAGAGATTGCATCAAGAATATGAATTGGACTAACAAACACGCTAGTATCTTCGCCTTTACTTACACCAATCGTTATTAACTGAAACAGTTCGTTTATCTCAGGTTTTGTAAATTTACGCTTATCTGGTTGATCACCTAGAATCGCCTGGATTTCATCGGATGTTGAGACAAATTGATCTATATCGTATTGAGTTATCTTATTGTCAATGTGATCTGAGTATTGGTCTCGATCGTATAGATGGTAGTCTGGCGAGCTTGAATCTAATTTAATTTCTGAATGAGATCTAGCGTCTCCCCCATCTTCATCAGAGGAAGTTTGACCCATATTATATGAGTTATTAAAGATCTTATCGTTTTTCCTAAGTCGTGCATACTCAGTACGACGTCTTTCAAGCTCTACTGGATCCTCGCCATCGGTCTCGTCAACTACTGAAATATCATCAAAATCTGATTCGTATGCTAACTCATCTTGTTCTTCAAATCCCAGATCTTCGAACAATTCTTCTTTTTTTCTTTTTGCCAAAACGTTTAGGTTTTTTTAGTTAATCATATTTAAGATATCGTCGTAATTTGAGGACTTAGGCGGCTCAGGTGTTACAGTCTTTGGCTGATAATCTGGGCTTATTGCTAAATCGTACGGTATCAAATTTGGAGGTAATGTGGTAGTTGCAGCAGTTTGATACTGGTTTCTCATTTGATTCTCTAGCGATTGAGTATCATCATCGTCTGAATAGAATTCTGAGGCTGGATCGGTCTCTTCGACTAATTTAGCGAATTCATAACTCATTCGGTACATTTTAAAACTTTCGTTGTATCCACCGTCTCGGTTTGCAATCAATTTAATCTTCATACGTTTCTCCATCGGACCTCTCATTAGGCCGAATAGAGAATCTACTGTGTGTACTAAACCGAAAGATTCAGCAATATCTGACATGCTTAAGTCCTGATCATCTACTGCATCTCGCTTGATTTGAGTTGCTGTAATAATACACCATTCATTTCGGATAGCGACTGCTCTTAACTCTTCTGAGATTACTTTGATCTTTTCATAAGTATTTCCCTGCTCTCGCATAGGTCTCATCAAGTTAATGTAATCTACAACAATTACGGTAAATTTCTTACCGGTATTCTGCTGAACCTTTAGGAAATAGTTCTCAATATCAATGGCGGTAGCTGTTCCAGTTGGAAATTCTTTTACTTGCAATTCGCCAAGAGTCGAAACTGTCTCTTTTAAGTGTTTCATTCTGGTCTCAACTGCTGAAACTTGGCCAGGCTCTAACATTGAATCATAATCCTTAAATGGGATATCTAAGATCATGGATCATAGACGTTTCATGTATTTACGATCAGATAATTCAAGAGTTGCAATGCCGACATTACAACCAGATATGAATGCTCGACCTGCAATATTTGAGAGTACCATCGACTTACCGACCTTAGGTCTACCTTGGAAAACTACTAGAGTTTTTGGATTCCAACCGCCTCCTAGGGTTTTATCAAAGAATTTGAATCCAGTCGGATTACCAATTTTACTCAATTGAACGTGATCGACTGAATTAAAGAAGTTTAGACCTGACTCGGCACTTGTGAAAGATACATTAAGTTTCTCATTAAACTTTTCTCTAACTTGATTAGTAATGATCTCTACGTTTTCCGGATTTACGTCAGTTGTTTTGATAAACGATAAGACATCAATAACCGACTCATTAAGATTCTTATAGAAAATGAATGCTTTTGTGTACTTAAATAGAAAATCGTAATTATAACTGCCGAGGTCAACTTCAAAATAACTATTGAATTTTGCATCTGGCAAATCCATGTTTGAAAGATTCGCTAGCTGTTTTAATTCGTTTCGAGTTGGAATTTTCTTGTATTCTAGAAAGAACTTTTTAGCTTCACGATATAATCTCTGAAGATTGTCATCGTTGAAGTAATGTGGCTTAACCATTGGAATGATCTCTCTCATGTCCAACGAATCGTAATTCTTGGGCTTGATTACTACTTCATTATCTTCTTCGGTTAAAATAAAATTGAAAATTATCTTTTCTAATAATTCAATATTTTCTTTAAAATCAATCATCATAGGTTGTTGGTGAGCACTTATTATGCTATTATATAGTACTTAGAAAATTCGGTTTCGGGTATAAAAATAAATTCGCCTTTTTTGGTTAGTGTTCCGCTAGCAATAAGATCCTTTAGGATATTTCTAATCTTATCCTTAAACTGCTCTGATGCCATGTGTTCTCCAAAAACGTATTTCAGTGTTTTGGTTGAGAATTTAATATCAGCTGGATCCCACTCTTTAGACTTTAGTTCAGTTACTCGAATGATATGCGAGGCAACATCAAATAAAAAGTCAGATGAATTGGGATAGCTCGGTAAAGCTGAATGAAGGGCTAGCGAGTATTTAATCGGTAGCCCTGTTTGTATCTTAAAGGTCATGCTCTTCAGTTGAGGTTAAGTCTTCTAATTCATCAATTTCCATTGTATCAATTCCATCCTGAGTTTCAGGGAATTTAAACGTTGGTTTAATAACCTTCTCATCAAGTTCTGTTAAAACTTCATTTGTGAAAAGCCTATCCGAAAAGAATTCCTTAACTGGAACTGCATCACCATTATGTCTGACAATATAAGTTTTTCCTAATTTCTTAGGTAAGAAGTAGAAAGTTTCTCCGGCCAGTTCAAATTTTGAACACAGATCAGCCTCGTCTGGTTTAAGCTTTGAAAATTCTTTCTCGGTCAATTTATTACCTCGACCTACTCCACAATTTTCCCAATTTACGTATTGCTCAAGACCAACGTATGGATTCATGCCTTTATGAAATGAGATATGAAACTCAATATCGATTGGTTTTGCAAGACGATTCTTTTTGGTCTTGGACCTAACAATGATTCCAGTTGTTGTTTTGGCTTCATCTCGAAGAGTTCCTTTACTCAACATCAAGATAATTGAAGCTGAGAATTCTGGTCCTCCACCACCTGACATTCCCT